CATTTGCGCCAAGCACAAACCTGCCATCGTAATTGTGGTCGATCTCCCAGAATGGTCCCGTATAGGACTCTGCTCCAGCAGTGGCAGAATTTCCGGTAGGATTGTCCCATTTCTTGATTTGATCTTCAGTTGCTTCCGTGAATGCCCACAGACTCGGGAATGGAACGGGGTAATAAATCGCGGTCCATAATCCCAAACCATCCTGGAACTCATAAAGGCGATGTGTGGTTGAATTGAAATGTAGCCTGACAGTGGGGCTTGGGGTTGGTGCGGTTGGGCCATAGACAACGCCCTGCGTGTTGTCTGGCACGTTCGCGTGAGACAGCGAGTACAGATCCGTTGCGAACTGGTTGGGATCACTGGGCCAGCAGTAGCCAACTGGGAAATCTGTTTTTACGAGTGGCGCTTGCATTTAAGATTTAACTTCCCAATCCTCTAATGGTTCTCCGACCTCACCGGCACTACAAACAGGACACGGAAATTCGTTATCAGGATAAGACGGCGTGTACATTGTCTGTTTCGCTTTGGTGCCAATCAGGAATTGAGCTTGGCAATTAGAGCACACGTAAAGTTTTGCTGGACTTTCCCAAACAGCGTTCATGCTTCAGATGAGTAAGAGAATACCGAAGGATTGCACACATTGCTATCTTTACATACACCTTCACCCCGACACTCGCCATAAGGTTCTTTGTCCTGCTGATCAGCATGGACAGCCAGAGCTTTGAGCCGAGCTGCTCCAGTCACGGCTAATCTAACCTGGAATGTATAACCCTGATTGGATGGCAGATTGTTTTCATCAACACAGGCATTGGGCGGGTCATCCTGGAATCTCATTCTAGATCGGTACTGAGGTTTGAGGTTCTTAGGCGGCTCGCAGTTGGCCAGAGAGCAGGTCTGGTAATTGGCGCATTCGCTCCAGGCTGACCAATCGAACCAAGCTGCGTGCTGATCTGGGCGGTACTTCACGTCCAGATTAACTCGACCGCTCATCTCATCCATGAACATCTCGCCACCGCGCAGCTTGCGCATCTGTATCCCGTCGAAGAAAGCCGGGGTCTCGAGTACCCACTCAATTCGGCGCGTCATATTGTCGAACAAATCATTGGCAGTGATCTCCCAAAGCTCTATCTTGTCTTCAGATGAAAGAACAAAAGCAAAGGCCCGTTCCACTCCGTCGAAATCCCCCGCCAGTAACTTTAACACTCGAAGACCTGTCCACAGCCCATCATAAGCAGGGGGCAACCGATTGGACATTGAGGATACTATATCGAAGTCTAGGGCAATCACCCCTCGATGATACGTCCCATGAAGGAACGAGTTCCCCGGTGAACACGTCACCAGCCATCGGTTCTTAAACAGGATTGCGCTGGCATATTTCAGCGACCTCTCATCGTCGGCATCAATCACGTAAGTCATCTCCCGGCTGACAGGGACATTGCCAGGGGTGGTGAAGTCGCGCACCCCGAGAATCAAAGTCCTTATGCCATCTTTAGAACGATACCAGATGTCCCCATTGACGTTGATGGTTGCATCTTGAGCCGTGGCTCCAGGGGCAATTAAAGTGGCGGTTTGCGCTGGAAATTGCAGATCTTTCCATGTCGTCCTATCTACAGGCAGGTTCATGCTGAATACCGCCTGTTCCGTGAACACCTGTACCGGGCCTTGGCCCATCGAAGTATCCAGGATAGCCACGTTCCGAATCGCTGTGACCTTTCCGAAGTTGCCAGGAACGGTGAATTCCCCGCCCTCGTTCAGATAATTGTTCTCAGTATCTTTTAGGATTGAGTCACGGAAGGCAAATTCATTAGTCCCACTTGGGCCGTAGACAAGATCCCCGAATCGGATGCTCATCTCATCGGGTCGCACATAACCAACTCTGCCCTTGCTGTACTCCATCATTTTGCCCGGTAGCATTTCTCCATCCCCGGCACGGCGGCTGGTATTCCCATTGTAGAAGATCGGGCGCTGAAGACCGTTCTGAACAATTAACCAGTCTTCAGCCTGGAGCATCCATGCTTCGCGCATCTCATGGGCATTGGGATCGAGGAAGATGTTCGCTCCGATCTTGATTTGCGGGGTTATGTTAGTAACCAGTTTGGGCGAAGTGGTGACATCGAATTTGAACAATTGCCCTGAGATCTGGGCAATGATGCAGCCGGTTCCGCCTCGGGGACGAAAGTAGCTAGCTGTCTGGAATAGACCATCCTGAATCGTTTCGGAACCACCCCAATCCAGATCGACAAATTTATAGCCGGGGCGTTGGTAATAAAACCCTCCACGGCAAGTACTGTTGATGGCAAGGCTGACATATTCTCGACCTATAATTTCTGGAGGTGAACCCGAATTCATGCCGCGTGCAGTAACGCGGATTCCATCTGTCTGCCGCAATGTTTCAACAACTGGCATATCAGATAAACCGCACCCATCTGCCGCTTCCCGGGGTCCCAGTTGGATTGATTATACTGCCGCCGAAGTCTGTGTAGTTGTGCAACTCGTTAGAATCATTGTCCCAGTCGAAGATCCCACCGAACCCATCATTGGCCGTGGCCGAGCCCAGCATGATCAGGATGTGATTGGTAGCGGAAGCGGGGATGAGCAGGGCTTCGGAGAGTGTGTCCCGGTCGAACCAGCCAGCCAGTTCTCCGGTGGGAGATTCACCGGCTGGGCCTGGTGGACCCTGTGGACCGGGGACAGCTACACTAACAGGAGCAGAACAAAACCGTTCGGGACAACAAAGGGTGGAGCTGGGCAAAATTGCCGACATGCTCCGACACTACGCCTGTGCGGGCGGGGTGTCTATCTGATTCCGAGCCTCGCCTCTTGCGTGATTCTCTCAATAGTTACCAGTACGGCCTCAAGCCTAAACACTCTATCCCTGGAGCAGATCCCGCACAGTTCCCATGAATCAGTGCCGCGCTCTTTGAAGTACAGTTCGATCGTTCTGGCCGCTTCCATGACATGGGCTGGCACGATTAGGTTGGGATCGTAAGTGATCATTTCTCAAACATCTTCAGCATCAGCTCAAGATCTTCACGGGTAAACCACATGGTATACCCTATGTCGTTATATTTTTCGTTGTAGCACACAACTTCGATGTCTCCGTCGTTGTCCGGTCCATCCAGCTCGTAACCGCGAGAGGTTTCTTTGGGTTCGGTCATAACGTTTGAGGCTTACCATCCAGGAACTCCTGTGCTTCTTTAAGACTGCGGACCACAAACACCAGCCATCCATTTCGCCGCATGTGCATGTGGGTTTCGAGCTGTTTTTTGGTGGTCTCTCTATTGCCCACTTTGCATTCAAACCCATAAGCTCGCCCGTTCCACATGAACAGAAAGTCTGGGGCACCTTTGGTGGCGGTAGAGCGTTTCCCGAAACGATTGGTCATAACCCAAACATCTCTTTGGGCGAGCAGACTGCGAAGATCTTTTTGCAACTCGCCTTCGAGTTCCAGGTCGTTCTTTAACTGGATCTCTTCAGTGGTGAGTCCAGCCTTGCCCATGAGCTTGCGCTCAGTCTCGTCCATGCGCCTAAGGATGTTGTTTGGGATCGGTTTCATTTTCTCTACCTGAAAACTCATTACACGTGCCCATTTTCATAACTTCAAACCCACCGATGGCGCAGTGCTTATTAACTTCTTTTTCCCAGGTCGAACCATATTCTGTCTCTGTCTTTATTTCTGACCTGTAACTTGCACAGTTCATGCAGACTTGAGGGGTTGCCTTGGGCACATACCCCTGTTTTTTCTTAGCTTCTGATTCTTTGCTCATTTCGGCACAGGTGTTTGATTATCCAGCACGGCGGCGGCGTCTTCCAAGTTCATCCAGCCAAAGACACGTTCCAAAATCCTTTTCTTCCTGGGCCAAGTCCAGTGCCATCCCTTGTCGTAAAAAGCATGGTAGACAGGGTGGAGCCCATGCTCTTTGATCCGTATCAGTACGGTGCCACGGTTTTCGGGCACGTGGTCAGTGATCCATTTAATCTCGCTGGTCACGGGATGATTTCCTGAAACTCTTCAGGTTTCGGTTCCGGCTTTGGAGTGACGACCGGACGACGCTTAGGCGGTCCACCGTTGATCTCGTAAAGACGCTCGAACGCAACGTCGAATTCTCGCAGGAAAGCCTCCACAGCCTCGTGAATTGCAGTCTGTATATCCTCGTTCAACTCCACGGTCAGAAGCAGTTTTGGAAAGCCACGGCTATAGCTCAGGAATTTCCATTCCTTAAATCCGGTGACATACATGCCGCCGTGAACTTGAGCCAGGTATTCCGGTGGAACCTCGCCACGAAGCAGGTATTTGACGTGTGCTGTTGGCTGTGGGCATTTGATCTCGACGCCGCAACCCTCATCCTCGCCCCAAATGATTCCATCGGGGCTGCACCCAACACGACCATCATCTCTTGTGCAGAGCCCAACACGCGCAATCTCCGTGTCCAGTTCAAGCTCAAGCCAAGGCCGCGCCTCTTCCTCCAAGATCCTGCCTTGCTCTACGTCGAACACGTTGAAACCGA